GATATACCAGCAAACTTTAAGAAGTTGTTTGGTAAAGACTTCAACTTACCAATGAGAGTTGAATGTCAAATTGGCCCCACTTGGGGAAATATGGAGGTAGTACATGCAAGTAACCGTGATTGATGTAGCACAAGAAACTCTATCAGCTAAGAATGGTAGAACATTTCAACAATTAGTTGTATCTTACAAGAACGATAAAGGTATGGCTCAAGCTAAAAAGCTAGTGTCATTTGCAAACCCTGATCTATTCAAAGCAGCTAAGTCTTGGACTAAAGATCAGATTATCAATGTCAAAACAGTTAAGAATGACAAGACTGGTTATTGGGATTGGGTAGGACTAGAAGGAGAAACTGTGGCAGAATCTAAACCAACAGCATCAGCAACAAGAGTAACTGGATCTAACTATGAAACTAAAGAAGAACGTGCAGCTAGACAGGTATACATTATCCGTCAATCTTCACTAGCTACAGCTGTAGACTTATTAGGTCAAGGTGCTTCAACCGATACAGTTATTGAAACAGCTAAAGTATTTGAAACTTATGTATTGGGTAACACAGGTTCATTTGACGATTTACCTGATGATATTCCTGAATAGGAGTTAGTATGAAAAAGTGGGAAGTCTGGATTATAAGGGCATTGCTAGCCTCTGGAATTATATTATGTTTACTTTCATGGTCAATGTTCTTTACCAGACTTGACGCTAAAGAATTAAAATATCTGCACTATCACTATAATGATAATGTAGTTATTACTTTATCAAATGTAGATTGTATGATTCCTGAGATAAAAGATTTATATCCATGGGCTGCAATAGCTACACGAGTAGATGGTAATAGATTAATTGCATGTTACAAAGGCGAGGGAGACATGATTGAAATCCAATGGTATAAAGGAGATAAGTCTGTTTTCCCTGCTAATGTATTTTTAGTAGATCCAAATCAAGATAAAACTTATAAGAAAGTGATACCTAACAGTTAATGATAGCCCTTATTGATCAAGATTTATTATGCTATAGATGTGCTGCTAGTGCCGAGAATGATGACCTCGGCATTGCTATATATAGGATAGACGAACTACTAGATAACATTCTTAATAAGACTGAGGCTACTAGTTACAGAGCATTCTTAACTAGCTCATCTAATTTTAGAAAACAAATCTATCCTGAGTATAAAGCTAATCGTACTCAACCTAAACCTAAACATCTAAGAGATCTGCAAGTATACAGCTTAGAGAAACTTAATGCTGAATATGCACCTGATGGATTAGAAGCTGACGATGCTCTAGCAATTAATCAAATAGAAGATACTATCATATGTTCTCTTGATAAAGACTTATTACAAGTACCTGGTCACCACTTTTCTTGGGAGATTAATGGTAAAGGTTGGTCTAGACCTGATACATTTATAGAACAATCAGAACTAGAAGGTTTAAGATTATTCTATAAACAATGTCTTAAAGGAGATACATCAGATAATGTTAAAGGTATAGAAGGATTAGGCGAAAAGAAAGCAGCTAAAATACTTGCTGATTGTACATCTCAACAAGAAATGTTTAACATTGTAAGAGATCTGTACGGAAACGATGAAGAGTTTATCATGAATGCAAGTGTGCTATGGATTCTTAGATCATTAGATGACAACTGGAAGGATAGGTTTGATGCCCTCATTCAAGAGTAAGTTAGAAGAAAAAGTATGGGCAACACTTAAACGTGAGTATCCTTCAGTAAAGTATGAACCTAACAAGTTTAAGTTTATACAACCTGAAATAGAAAGAACTTATATACCTGATTTCAAGACAGGTCGTAGTAATATATTCCTCGAAGCCAAGGGTAAGTTAGACTTAGAAACAAGAAAGAAGATGATCTGGTTTAGGGATTCTAATCCTAATATCAGAATTATATTCTTATTTCAGAACCCTGATAATAAGATTACTAAACGAAGTAAAACAACCTATGCTATGTGGGCTACTGATAATGGCTTTGAATGGCTAGACTTTAGAAAGGATTGGCTTAATGCTTATAAGCAATTGTGTAAAAAATGATGATGGTAGTTATGACTTTGATTTCCATGTGGACCCTAATGAAGCTGCATTTCTTATGGATCACGCTATTAAAGATTTAATCCACCACGGAATTATTCAAGTTAATTTAGACGAAGCAGAACAAGAGTTTGAGATTCATAAAGAACAAGGAGGAAGTGTACAATGATTCAACTAAGATATCTGAAAGAAGGCAATAGCCCTTTACTCTTACAATATAGACATAACTTTATATTGTTTGCAACTAGATGGAAAGCAGTTACTACAAAGGTACAATAATATGAGTAAGATTCTTTTATTAGATATAGAGATGGCCCCTAACGTAGCTCACGTATGGGGTATATGGGATCAGAACATTGGTATCAATCAATTACAAGAGTCCTCTTATGTCATGTGCTATGCAGCTAAATGGCTAGGGGATAAAAAGATGGTGTTTGATTCTGTTAAGAAGTCTGGTGAGAAAAAGATGTTAGAAGGTATCCATAAACTTCTTGATGAGGCAGATGCAGTTATACACTACAATGGTAAGAGATTTGATATTCCATCTCTTAATAAAGAATTCTTACTACATGGAATGTTTCCTCCTGCACCATTTAAAGAGATTGACTTACTTACTGTAGCTAAAGGTAGGTTTAGATTTGTATCTAACAAGCTAGACTATGTAGCTCAACAACTAGGTTTAGGTAAGAAGACTGAACATAGTGGCCATGAGTTATGGGTACAATGTATGGCAGGTATCCCTAAAGCTTGGAAGATTATGGAAGAATACAATCGTAATGATGTTATACTTCTTGAGAAAGTATATAACAAGTTTAAACCTTGGATTAAGAATCACCTTAATCGTAATCTAATAGAAGGTACAGACTTATGTTGTCCTACTTGCTCATCTAAAAATTTCCAGCGAAGAGGGTATAACATGACTTCGGCAGGCAAATATCAACGATATCAATGCCGTAGCTGTGGTAATTGGTTCAGAGATAACAAAAACTTAAAAGAAAAAGGTCAACTAAAGGTGGTAAATATATGAAACCAATAGCCTGGTTAGTTAAAGAGTATGATAGTAAAGGAACTTTAGTTTGGCAAGGTTTACTAATGAGTGAGCCTACTGAATTATCTTGGATGAAAGATTTAAAAAGTAAACAACATAACCTTGAAATTATACCATTAATACCTGATGAAAAGAATATTAAAAGGATTACAAATGTTAAGAAATATGATTCTAGTAGGTTTGTTATTGGCTTGTAGTGGGTGTACACAATTTGCTGCATCTGTCTCAGGGACTTTTGTAGGAAACATAGCATCAGATAGAATGCTTAAAGAACTAGACAAGGATAAAAAAGATGATACTAAACAAAAGATTCCTAAGAAAACTTTATGATTGTTATAAAGAACTACCACCATTCTGTAGTCTTAGGATGCCTCCTGCTCGCAAGGTAACTTTTGAAGTCATTGACGAAACTGATTACATGGGTATGTTTATTCCTTACCCTATGCGAATTCAAATCTCTACTTCTAATGAGACATTCTATCAGATATCTGAAACAATACTTCATGAAATGATACATCTTTATTTGTTTTATAATAATCATACTGACTATAATCAGCATGAACAAAAGTTCAATGAGATTGCTGATAAAGTTTGTGAATATTTATTACTAAGTCGTGAACATTTTGGTTGACAAGTATATAATAAATTGTTATAATATTAGGTAAGGAGATAACTATGAGTGCATTAGATAAACAAGTAGCAGGAAAGCATTATAAAGAATTAAAAATCCAACCTATTCAATATATTACAGCTAACAATTTACCCTATATCGAGGGTAATGTAGTTAAATATATTACTAGATGGAGACATAAAGGTGGTATAGAAGACTTGAATAAAGTTATTCATTACGTTGAACTATTAAAGGAGTTAGAAGTTGGCAAGTCAGAACGATCACACAGGAGCGAGACTAGTCTCAAAGACATTATCAAAAGAGGGCCAAGAAAATTGGGATCTTATATTTGGAAAGCGTATGAAAGAACAAAAGCTTTCTTCCGAAGATCTAAACAATCTAAACCAGGATACCCAGGCAGCTACATATTCTAATGGTCGGTCATCAGAAAGTTAATTATGCAACGTACTTTTCAAGAATTATGCGAAGATCTTAAGAAATTTGACGAGACAACGCTCTTAGAGCTTCTTGATATTTCTTCTGAAGAACTTGTCGATAAGTTTCAAGACAAGATAGAAGAGAATCTAGATAGATTACTAAAAGAAACAGATAACGAACTAGAGGAATATGAT